TCAAGGCATAGACCAAAGCAAGCTAGTGCCTTTACTCGTAAAGACCATACAAGAATTAGAAGCTAGAATAGTAGCATTAGAAACAGCCTAACTAACAGGAGAATAAAATGGCAGTAACTTGGACAATCGCAAATATGGAAAGAGACTTAGTGCAGGGAGATAACACAGATATTGTGACTGTCTTGCACTGGAGAGCATCTGATGAAGACTCAGATGGTAACACAGGGTCAGCTTATGGTACAGTCGGTGTAACACTTGTAGGAACACCAACACCATATGCAGATATCACAGAGACACAGGCTATTGGATGGGCAAAAGATGCACTTGGTGCAGATGAAGTAACATCAATAGAAGACGGTATAGCTGCTCAGATAGCTGCAAAAGCAAACCCAACAACAGCAAGTGGAGTAACTTGGTAATGAAGATGGAGCTTAAGCCTGAACTACAAGTTCAAATGGAGCTTGAAGCTCATGAAAAAGAGTGTGCCATAAGGTATAAGTCAGTAGATGAAAAGCTATGTACCCTGGACAAAAGACTGTGGAGAATGGAAGCCATGTCTATGTGTAGCACCTTCGCAGTCATAGCAGCTGTAGTCGCTATAATAATGAAGTAAGAGAACCACCACCACATGATAGATCCGATCACTGCCTTTGGCTTAATCAAAACGGCACACGCTAGTCTTATGCACGCAGTCCAAATGAAAAAGGATTTCTCATCTATGGGCAGACAAATCGCCAACTTCGCTAAGGGTGAGGCAGCTATAAGTGTTGCCAAGGAGAAGAAGCAGAACTCCATATTTGGTAATGTGGTCGGTAAGGCCATAGACGACCACTTCAAAGAAGAAGAGCGTACTAAGATGTTCGATGAGCTGCGAAGCATGGTTCAGCTATATGGGTCTGCAGGTCAGTGGGAACGCCTGGCTGCTACGATTGCAGCTGCCAAGGCAGAACACAGGAAACAACTTAAGGAACAAGCCAGGATAGACTACAGAAACAAGATGATTACCACTGTAGCGTCAACTGTATTGATAGGCATGGCATTGATTTACTACTTGGCAATGTATTTAAAAGGAGAGTTCTAGATGAACATAGAAAGACTACGTCTACAAATAACTAAACACGAAGGTATAGAGCTTATGCCTTACCGTTGTACAAGTGATAAGCTCACAATAGGTGTAGGTCGTAACATAGAAGACCGTGGTATATCCCATGAAACAGCAATGCAGATGTTAGACGAGGACATCGACATATGTATTAACGAATTACAGCAGACAGTCAGCTACTGGGACGACCTCCCTGAGAGAGTACAAGAGGCACTAATTAACTTATGCTTTAACATGGGTATAAGCCGTCTTATGGCCTTCAAAAAGACTTTTGGCTTCCTTAGAGAGGGTATGTATGAAAAGGCTGCTGACGAGCTTCTAGAGAGCCGTTACGCCAACCAGGTAGGACAGAGGGCTATAGACGTAGCTAACATGATCAGAGAAGGAGCTGAGGGCTAATGTTACCCATATTAAACGTAGTAGGCACCCTGGCTAGTACATGGCTAGAGGGACGCCAGGAGAAGGCTAAGGCCAAGCAGCAGCTAGAGGTAGCCAAGGTACAGGCACAGGTTAAAAGAGTTGAGAAGGATGGTAACTGGGATGAGAAGGCTATGGATGCCTCAGACAACTCCTGGAAGGATGAGGCCTGGACTATATGCTTCATAAGCCTGATATTCGCATGTTTCATCCCTGCCCTACAGCCTTACATATCTGATGGCTTCAGGTTCTTGAGAGAGGATTGCCCTGACTGGTTGTCCTATGGAATACTGGCGTCAATAGCTGCCTCATTTGGTTTGAAGTCAATATCAAAGATAAAGGGGAAGTAATGGATTTAGAGGTTATTAGTTTGTTTCTTCAGACACTCACTGTGATAGGTGTGTTCGTCAACACTGGTATAAATATAGTTTATCGATTAAAAAAGTGATTACCCTGTAACACTGATCAGGCTTAGGTTTGATCGGTGTTTTTTCATTTTGTGTCCACCCTTATACAAAAAGGGTCTTGATTATTTACTAAAGTTGGATTAGGTTAACAATGTGAACTGCGATTGAGGTTAACTTCAGATTTACAGTCTGCTGCCTTTAACCACTCGGCCACCCCACCAAGGGTAACTCCTTGTTAATCTCAGGGGGTCTTTTAAAACAATCAGTCAGTTCTCGCAAGTAAAAAGTAACTTAAGGAGAACAAATGTATATCGACACAATCAAACCAACCGAACACTTAGTAGACTGTGTAGCTGAACTCAAGAGATTAAGGAGGCTGCTTTCAGATGCTGAGTGGAACGGCCAGGACAAATCAGCGTCATTCTACCGTAGTGAAGTTAACTACTTCAGACACCTTGTTAAGCAGGGTGTTTTCTATGAGCCATTGTTTTAATAAGGGGACAACAAATGCAAACATTCAGACAATTCTTTATGAGTAATGCCGACGAGCTATGGAGTGGTCGTCACAAGGAGCAAACCATTAACAAGCTGATGATGTTCAGCAACTACAAAAGGTATGGTTCTAAGCCCTTAGACGGCTTCACAGCCCTGGAAATCTCAGACTTCCTAACCTTCATCAAAGTCAATAGAAGGCTCTCAGAGACGACTATAAACCGATACAAGGCTGCTATAAAGGCAGTCTTTAGTTACGCTATGGATCTAGAGGTCATCACAGCTGCTCCTAAGATCAAAATGAAGGCTGAGAACAACGGTAGACCCAGGTCATTTACAGCTGATGAGTTAGTCAAGATTAAGGCATTCTTTGCTAAGTCTAAGCAGCCTAAGATACAGTACCTGGTCACTCTATCTGAGCAGACTGGTATGAGACTAGGTGAGCTTCAGGAGATAGGAACGACTGCCTTTGTATCAGCTGATGAGCAGTGGCTGAAGCTAGTTGACACTAAGAACGGTGATGACCGTGAGGTACCATTAACACCGACTACCCTGGAGTGTATCAAAAAGGTAGGGGTGGTAAAGGAGTGGTTTAGTCACCGTATCTTCTACGACCTTTGGGATGAGTGTAGACACAGGATTGCACCCAGGGATAAGAACTTTGTTTTTCACGTTTTACGACATACTTGTGCCTCAAAGTTAGCTAATGATTTTCAGATTAACACTCTTGTCATAGCTGACATGCTTGGTCACAGGTCGATCAAAACAACACAGAAGTATGTCCATGTTAACCAGGACACAAAGAAGTCTGTAGCTAAATTATTAGCACAGTAGAAGTACTAAGGGGGAGAATCGTTATGAAATGTAATAAGTATGGCAGACCCAAGATGAGTGTTCAGTATGTCTCTAAGAAGGTGTTCTTTGAGCAGAAGGACTGGGAATTCTTAAGTAGAGAGGCTCACAACCTCAGTAAGATCACTGGTCAGCATATATCTATGGCTCATCTCATAAGAATGGCTGTGAATAATCAGTTCATTAACAATAAAAAGTTATAAATCAATAGATTATGAAAAAGGTTAAAAAAAATAAAATATACTATTGCAAATTAAGTCTAGGAACATAAACTTAATGTTGCACTTTTGTTCTCATGATTCATAGAGCATAATTTAAAAAGAAAGGAAGTCGAATGACAATAGTTTCAAACAGCCCTTTAGGGATACAACAACGGATGACCCAACTGACTGGTCAGGCAAAAGCTTGGACTACTAACAGTCTGTATTTTTCGTGAATAAAGTTTTGTGTCCACCCATTAGAGAACTTGGGTAAAAAAAGGAGAGATAATTGAGTACAATAACAGAACTACAAAGAGAGAGACTAATGATAACGGAAGGTCGTGACCGTTATCTTAAGAGGTCTGAGAAGATTACGACTACTTCCATACAAAATAACCCACAGAGACTTATATCTGAGGTACAGACTAAAGTAGCTAAAGACCTTAAGTCTACTATAGATATGATCAGTAAAAGTGGAAGTGGTAGACAGCCATCTTGGTATCATGAACTAAAGGATGTTGATGTCGATATAATTAGTTATGTCGGTCTAGTGTCTATGTTTGACTCTGTAGGTCGTAACCAAACACTTACGAGAGCTGTATCTACCATTGGTCAAAAGATTGAAATGGAGATCTTTAACATAAAGCTAAGGGAGTTTAACAAAAGATTAGCTAAAAGAATTGAAACTAAAGTCACTAAAGATCACTCTAGTGAGAGACACAGGGTAAAAGCAGCTAAGTCTATAGCTTCCAAGGCAGGTTTTGAGTATGATAAATGGGATGACAAAAGAAGAGTTATTGTCGGTACACCAGTAATCAATTCGATACTCAGGGTATCAGGTATATTTGACATATGGGAAACAACAATCAAGACCAAGACACTCAAGAAGATAGGTTTATTACCTGAGGCAGCAACCAGGCTCAGTGAGCTAGACTTTGACGAGAGTTGGACTGCACCACTCTTTGCACCCATGACGGTGAAGCCAAAAGACTGGACTTCCTTTAACACTGGTTGCTATATGGACGAGGCTTTATCACAACAGGTAAAACTAGTTAAAGGATACGTCCCTACTGCCCTTCAGAAGGCCGTACAGCGTGGTTTTGATGATGGCAGCATCCAACCTTCCATAGACGCCCTAAACGCCGTTCAGAGGACTCCTATGAAGATCAACCCAATTATAGTTGAGGCAGTTGAGTGGTGTTGGATAAACGACAAGTCCTTCGGTAAGTTTCCTACCAGGGCATACATAGAGACACCTGATAAAGTAGAAGACTTTGATAGCCTCACTGCTGAACAGAAGAAGGGCATAAGGATTAACAATAAAAACATAGTTATAAAGAACAGGCAGATCGATGGTCAAAGGTCGGTGATGCTCCAGGACTTAAAGGTTGCCAAGGAGCTAATGGAATACGACCAATTCTACTTACCTCATAACTTCTGTCACCGTGGACGTATATACCCTATACCCCACTTTTCACACCACAGAGACGAACACATAAAGGCTATGTTTGAGTTTGCTAATGAGAAGAAGGTTGATGAAAAGGCATTCTACTGGATAGCTATACAAGTGGCTAACACTGGTGACTTCGACAAGGTCTCAAAGAAGCCTATGCTAGACAGGATCAAGTGGGTTAACGACAACACAGATAAGATTATTGAAGTTGCCCAGGACTATCAGTCTAGCTTTGACTTTTGGTCTAAAGCTGATAAGCCCTTCTGCTTCCTAGCAGCTTGCCAGGCTTACTTTAAGTACCTGATAGAAGGCGAAGGCTCTACAAGTGGCTTACCTGTATCCCTAGACGGTAGTAACAGTGGTATTCAACACTACTCAGCTGCTAGTCTCCAGGAGAAAGACGGTGCATTAGTTAACCTGGTACCTGACTCTAAGCCTCAAGATATATACCAGGAAGTGGCTGATGTCGTTAACAGCATATTCCAGGAGAAGGCTAAGGATGAGGAGTTAGCCAGGACTTGGCTTAAGTATGGTGTTAACCGTAAGTTAGTTAAGCGTAACGTCATGACTTTTGGTTATTCAAGTGAAGTCTATGGTTTTAAGGATCAGATAGTTGAGGATACTATGAGACCCTTAGCTGATGATGTGCTTGCAGGTAAGTACGGTAAACACCCCTTTGGAGAAGACCAGGGCTTCATAGCTGCTAACTACCTGGCAAAGGCAAATTGGCAAGCAGTCAATCAGGTGATAACTGGAGCCTCTGAGGGTATGAAATTCTTTAAGACACTAGCCAGGCTTCTTGCTCATGAGAATAAACACATGAGATGGAAGACACCTGTAGGCTTTCCTGTGTTACAGAGTTACACTAAGTTTACCACTAAAGAGATAAAGGTTTACCTGTACGACAGGACTTTGTTTAAGAATGTTCGTAGTCAGATATCCTTAAGGGATAAACCTCTAAGAGCTGTTGATAAGGCTAAGTCAGCCTCAGCAGTATCACCTAACGTCATACACTCAATGGATGCAGCTCACTTACTGCTAACTGTCTTGAATGCATTACAGGCCAATATACAGGAGTACTTCCTTATTCATGACAGTTTTGCAACCACAGCTGCAGACACTCAAAAGTTATATGAAATCATAAGAAGTTCATTTATTGAGCTTTATAAAGATTTCTGTCTTTATGACAGTATACTTAAACAAAATATTAACCAGTTTACAGACCCCTCAAAGGTAGAGCTGCCTTCAATTCCAAAGAAAGGTAAACTGGTTTTAGAGGACATAAAAGACAGTCGATATTGCTTCTGTTAATGTTTTGTGTCCACCCATTGAGAAACTACTAAACCAAAATTAACGAGAAAGGTAACCCATGCATCCAAGAGAAAGGGTGCTTGGTATAGCTTGTCTATGTCATGAACGTGGTCAAGAGATACCTAAGCACGTCCTAGAACAGGCTAAGCAACTTGGTATAGATGTTTCTAAATATCAAACAAATCAACAGCAACAACAACAAGAAGAAAAGGAGAGTTAGAATGGCTCAAAGACAGACATTCGTTACCCATAAGGGGACAGCACAATACCCATGGCTCAATAAGGCTGACACCCAGTTTGATCCTGAGGGCGTGTACAAGACAAACTTACTGGTACCTCAAGACCAGGCTAAACACCTCATAGATCAGTTAAAAGAGATAGCCCAGGATGAGTTTGGTAAAAAGGCAGGTACTGCCAGGATGCCTTACAAGATTGATGAAGAGACTGGTATGATGTCGATCATTGCTAAGTCAAAGTTTCAGCCTAAGTTCTTTGATTCAAAGGGTCAGGTCGTCAACAACCCACCTAACCTATTCGGTGGATCAGTGATCAAGATTGGTGGAGTTGTTAGTCCTTACACTGTTACAGGTAACAACGGCATTTCACTAAGACTAACCAAAGTACAAATCATTGAACCAGTGTCACAGACTGGCAGTGGAACAGATGGCTTCGAGGCCATGGAAGATGGATTTGTAGCCGAGGAGTTTGACAATGAGAGTGATCAAAACGAGGAAGACGAAACTGGTGCCTCATCCTATACATTCTAGAGGTGCTTTAGTAAGAGGATACAGGTCAGGGTTAGAAGATAAGATTAGTGAACAAATTCGTAAGGCTGACTTAGAAGTCTACTACGAAACTGATAAGATCAAGTATACCCATCCACCTCGACAAAGTACTTACACACCTGACTTCAAGCTACCTAAGATTGGTGGCTTTTTTTATGTCGAAACAAAGGGTCGCTTCGTGACTGCCGATAGACAGAAACATCTATTGATCAAGGAGCAATACCCTGAGTTAGACATCAGGTTTGTTTTCTCTAACCAAAACTCAAAGATCTACAAGGGATCAAAGACAACTTATGCAGACTTTTGCAGGGCTAACGGCTTCAAGTTTGCTCATAGAGTCATCCCTGAGGATTGGCTGAACGA